CCTATCCGCTGGGGTTTAACTGGCACTATACCTAAAGAAGATTCGGACAAAGTGACTCTAACATCAACACTGGGCCCGGTCATAAATAAGATTGCAGCCAAAGATCTGCAGGACCTAGGAGTGTTAGCCAACTGCCAAGTTAACATCATGCAGTTCCAAGATACCGTAGAGTATAAGAACTATCAAGAAGAGCTAACATACCTAACTACTAATAAAAATAGAATTGATCACGTTGCTGACTTTATTAAAAGGTTGGCAGAGTCGGGCAATACTCTAGTTCTTGTTGATAGAGTTAAATGCGGCGAGATGTTAGTTGAGCGGTTGCCTGACAGTAGTTTTGTCAGCGGTGCAATGAAAACAAATGACCGCAAGGAGCAATACGATGAAGTCAAAACAGCAGACAACAAAATTATCGTGGCCACCTACGGTGTTGCTGCGGTTGGCATTAACATTCCTCGTATTTTTAATCTCGTTCTTATCGAGCCTGGCAAATCGTTTGTTAGGGTTATCCAATCGATTGGTCGTGGTATCCGGAAAGCTGAGGACAAAGATCATGTGGAGATCTGGGACATAACCAGCAGTGCCAAGTTCAGTAAACGACATCTTGCAACACGCAAGAAATACTATGAAGAAGCGGGCTATCCGTTTCAAGTCCAGAAAGTAAAATACTAATGAATATATTAACAGTAAACAACACAGCTTTCGAGCTAAATCAATTACCAGAAGAAGTTGATGATCTTAGGTATTTTGTTCTAGACTGGAACGATCCTAAGAATGTAGACTACCATGCAGTGCCATTAATCTTTATGGAAACTTTTCATGCACCGGCAGCAGTATTAAAGATAGGCGAGCACATTATACAGGTACCATTGGATTGGTATGTGGTCATTGGAGAGAAGGAACACGGCGATCCTGAGATTGTGCCCATCATGAACATCAATGATCGCGGCTTCAGTGCTTTTGTTCTTAATCCAATCAGCAGCTTTAGAGCAGACTTTTTGCCTTTAGAAATTATCAACGTCTATCAGGATGTTCGTTGGTTTACACCCAAGCTCAAACACGGGCATATACTATCGGTTCCGTTGGAAAATAAACCAAAACCCCTGTGTGCTTACTTTGTCAAAGAAACGAACAAATTACCAGAAGTGCTTTCTATTGAAAAGATGCTATAATAAGCTATGAGCAAAGTTCCAATGTTAGATATGTTCAAGCGAGTGTTGCCTTCTATCGACACTCGTAACAAACAGTTCTATGAAAACTTAACAGAAGAAGAGCAAAAAGGTTTTGCCGCCTGGCTAGTCATGCGATATCTCAGCAGTGCCGAAAGTGCTACTCCTGAAATCATCGAGCACTATCTCATCATGACTAATGAGCTTGTCAATACAAATTTCAGCGAGTTAAAAAATCACCCAGAGCTACTATGGAAACTAATGAGTGTAGTGGGCATAGGCAAAAGCGTAAAGCATCCTTATGTCGCCCCGGGTAAAGGTAAGAAGAAAAAGTCTAATGCTTTTAAAGCATGGCTACATGAACAATACAATCATTTAAGCGAGCAAGAAATTGACCTTTGGTTCTCTAACATTACAAAAGAACAAGCCCGAGACATGCTCGAGCAGTATCAAATCAAAGACAAAGACGTCGTCTCAGCTGCCAATGACCTTTAAGTGTAGGTACTGTCAAAAAGACTTTGCAAGAGAAACTACTTTGCTCAGCCACATGTGCGAGCCCAAGCGTAGAGTTCTTGCACAGAACGACAAGCAAAATAGAATCGCCTATCAGAGCTGGCTGTTGTTTAGGCGTTTGACTATTGCTAATGTCAAGCATGATAAAAGCTATGAAGAATTTGCCACAAACAAATACTATATAGGCTTTATGAAGTTGGCCAAACATATTATTGATTTAGGTATAGAAGATCCCGAAGGTTTTGTCAAATACATCATCATGAACAGTGTGCCCATGCACAAATGGCACACGGCTGTTGTTTATGAAACCTATGTAAAAGACAGGACTAAGAAAGAAACAGTAGAACGTGCGATTGAGCGTAGTGTGTTGAATATGAAAGCCTGGGGAGAAAGAACGGGACAATCTTGGGAAGATTACTTTCAGAATGTCAGCACTCCGCAGGCAGTTCAAGATATCAGAATGGGTCGTATCAGTCCATGGTGCACCTTTGCAACTGATCAAGGCAGCAGGCTAATCGATAGGCTTGAGCCCGGACAAATTCAGCAGTTAGTTGAATATATAGAACCGCAGAGCTGGCGAGTTAAAGTTAAAAGGCAGCAACAAGATGCTCTGTGGGTTCAGCAAATTTTTAACAAGGCCAAAATCAAATGAATCAATACAGCGAGCGTAAAATTCCATATCTCCTAAAGAGCCCTAAAACCGAATCTAGTAATTTTAAGGTTTTAAACGGTATGGTAGAATTTTCTATTGACGGCGAACGAGTGGTAGTTCCCACTGCCGAAGCGTTTCAACGATTGATTAAAAAAGTTGCTGTATTAGAGCAGAGACTTGCTTCCACGGATAATAAGGCAGCAAGAGCGGTAAGGATGAATCGTGAGTGATTTAAATTCCGAAGTTCAGGAAGTATACTATGCCATACTAGACAACGTAAGGGATCTGGTCACTGACTACGATCCTCTTATAATTGCTGGTTGCCTAGTAGCACAAGGTTTAGGTATATACAGGACCGCGTTGACAGAAGAAGATTTTGCAAAAATTGTCGAAGGCCTTGCAGCCAATAAGGACGAAGTCAGGACCTTTGGCGGGAGTAATTTACATTGAGCACAGACGTTGATATTGACTTTGCTGACAGGGAACATGCTTTGAAATTATTAGAGCATGTTCCTGCAATGATTAAAGATGGCATAAAAGAAAAGAAGCACAACACGGGTGTTTATTTTCATTCAGTGCCTACTAATCCTTTTACTGGATTTGCTACATTGGATTATAAGTCTGCCGAAGATCAGGGTTGGTTTAAAATCGACTGTCTAAACGTGGGCATTTATAATGAATTCTCTAGCAATGAAGAGATAGATACTTTGCTATCTATGGAACCACAATGGGAATTATTAGAGCACAAAGAGATTATTCAGCAGCTATTTCATATACATAGTCATGCAGATACTGTTATGCGTATGAAGCCACGTGGCGTAGATCAATTGGCTATGGTCTTGGCTGTTATTCGTCCGGGTAAGAGACATTTAGTCGGACAAAGCTGGGATAATATTGAACGAGAAGTATGGACAAAAACCGACGATGTTTATAGTTTTAAGAAAAGTCACGCTATCGGTTATGCTATGGCTATTGTGCTACAGATGAATAAGATGACTTACGGAAGTTTTTGAACTAACTGTATTTGTCTGCGTTTGATTCTTTTAGTTATGATATTCTGTAGACTTACAGGATCTCCGTGTAGTATTTCAAAATCTTTGACATTGTAAGTTCTCAAGCAGTAGCTGAACTTTTTAAATTTGGGACCTATAACCAAATTAATGGGCAGCTGTCTATTGCTTTGCCACCACCATTCTTCCCCAAATTCTAAGAACTCTTGCTTGTCTTCCGTGCAGTTTAGAGAGTTGTAAACGTAAACGCTGGCGACTGTAGAGGTATAGTTTTGAATTATACCTACTAACTCCTCTTCACCTGCTTTGCAAAGACTTAAAAAGGGAAACTGATCTAAAATATCTCTATGAATTGCCATCCCGTATATTTATAACCAAATAATCAAATATAAATACAATTATGAGCGATACATTCACATTTTTAAGCTATCCACAACGTAGTATTTTACTTTATGCCGAGGGATACAGCAGGACGCAAAATATGCCATTTAACACCACACGAAAAACAATTTATAAAGGTGTAGACAGCACCTTGGGCTTTGATGTCAAAAATCAAGACCGTAAACCTGTAAACCTACTAGGCCGCGACATAATGGTCAATATTATGCAGGTTCGAACAGGTGAACTAGTTATACAACGCCGTGCCAAACTAGTTGAACCCGAAAGCGGATATTGTGAATTTACTGTATTCAGCAGCGACATAGTTGATTTGTCTCCTGGGATCTATCAACTAAGTGCAGTGGTTTATGATGCAGATGGGTTGGCTAAGAGTCTATATACAGACAATAATCGCCGTGCCACAATGGAAATAGAAGTAAGCGATGGTGCATATCCTAAGTTTGTTCCTAGCATTCCATTAGCATTCAGTCAATTGGGTAACAGTTGGGTTAGTCAGCCTGTAGCCAGTAACCTACAGAAAAATGACAGCAGTAGTTTTCATACTATTCAAATCAAGGTAACCAATTTCAAAGGCACAGTAGAAGCACTGGTAAGCCTGGAATATGACAGCATGGGAAATTATTTCCCTGTGAAATTCGTTCACGATAAATTCCAAATCGAGTTCGATGGTATAACTGATATCCAAGGTTGGAATTTTATTGCCGATGCTCGTTGGGTAAAAATACTCTATACTCCTGCTCCAGATAACACAGGAACAGTTGACAAGATACTTTACAGAAGTTAAAATACTAAGGCTATGATGGCCTTACAAACTTTACTTAGAAGTCGCATACACGGACGCCCTAGCCCTAAAGGTTGGTTCAGCTTTAATTGCCCTATGTGTGTGGTAAATGGTCAAAGTAGACCAGATACTAAACGTCGCGGCGGCATGCTGTATAATCCAGATGGGGCAGTCAGCTACCATTGTTTTAATTGCCAGTTTAAAACCAGCTGGACACCAGGCAGAACACTCAGCTTCAAAATGCGTAAACTGCTAAGGCAGTTAAATTTCGACGAAGCCGAAGTTCAACGATTAAATTTAGAACTGTTAAGCCAGGCAGACATCGAGTCGCTGTCCTACAAAGAACCAGAACCTACATGGACACCTGATTGGCCAGACTTTGACTTTGGCTTCGATGTTCGTCCGTTAACTGATGCTGCAAAAATAGATTACTTAAAATCTAGACAAATAGAAGACCTAACAGTGTGGTTGGAAACAGATGAAACGTATGCAGGCCTTAACAAAAGAGTTATACTGCCTTTCACTTACGAAAATCGTATAGTAGGATTTCAGAGTAGGTATGTAGGCGACGTTCCGCCCAAGCTGGCCAAATATTATAAAAAGTCTCCGGCCGATTATGTCTACGGATTAGACAATCAAAGAGATTCTAGACAGTATGTTATTGTCACAGAAGGCGAATTTGATGCATTGTTAACAAATGGACTAGCGGTGGGCAGTAATAGCATAAGTGACCGTCAAGTGCAACTGATAGAAGACTTAAATATAGAACCTATACTACTTCCTGATGCTGACCGAGCAGGGAGACAGCTAGTTGAGCGAGCCGCAGACTACGGCTGGAGCGTGAGTTTTCCGGAATGGGAAGGCTGCAAAGATGCCAGCGATGCAGCAATGAAATATGGCAGATTGTTCACAGTATACAGCATACTACAAGCAGCAGAACACAGTCCAACAAAAATCAGATTAATGGGAAAGAAATATTGTCAATGAGTGAAGAAATAAAAGAATATAGCACAGATCTACAAAAACTATTTTTAGAGTTTTTAATCAGCGACAAAGAGCTACTGGCCCGTTGTCAGAACGTGCTGGATGATACTCACTTTAGCAGAAGTCTACAGGAACCTGCCAAGTTTATTAAGGAATATGCCACCAAGTATAGTGACTGTCCCACGGTGGATCAGATTACAGCAGTAACTGGCATGGAGTTGAAACAAGTGCCGGTGGAAGCTAGCACACAC